TTTGGTTGGCGGAACGCATGGATTGAAAGATGAGAAACTTGTTACTAGCAGTCGTAGTGTCGGAGCCGCAATGGTAAACAGGCAATTCAATCCTGGAATGCAGGACTTAGGCCACAATGAACTGGCATATGAATTACGAAGAATTCAAAAAAATGATTCTAAAGACGATGATTTGATGCAAGTATTTGTTCATAAAGATACAATTAATGTTAGGAAAGGTATAACAATATACGATTATATGTGCATATTGCTTAGTATGAATGAAGAATTTTTTAATTCTGCTACTCGTTCGGTTCATTTTGAAAACTCTAAGGAGGATTTGGAAGATCCAATAAAGAGACGAGATGCTTACACAAAATGGATTAAAATAAATGCTAAAAACAGTTTTCTTGGATTTGACACTTTTAGAAACGTTTATGCAAAAGAAATTATTTTTGAACCATTAATTTATAAAAGTGTCGATGAAAGGGTTCAAAACACTCCGGATGAAAATGCACTTACAAAAGAAGAGACTCAAGCAAGGCTAAATGAAATACGGTCATCAGTTTATAAATCTTATCATTATTTGTTTAGTGGTAGGAACGATCAAATATACGAGTGCAACATAGAATATGATAATGGGATAGCATTTTTACTTCCACCTGCAGGTGGAACAGTAGGTGATGTAAGTGTTACTTCAGCCGCCGCATTTGCTGGAGCAGTCGAAAATAATGCAGATCTCACAGGCGGTGCTTTAACAGAAAGAGTTTTAAAGGCTAAAGATACTTCCAAACTTAATAAATTTTATAAACAAGCATCTGATGATGATATAAGAGGATTAGGAATGGCTATAGGCCTTAACAATCAAGAAATAAAAGACGCAATAGAAAATAAAAGTAGCACAGCGGCCTTAAAAATAAAATCTGTATTGTTAGATAGAGACTTACTTAGACAGATTGCTCAAGCAGAACAACAAGCCGCAATTAACAATCAAAGTAGTAAAGAAGGCCAAAGAAATCCTAGGTCAAGCGGATATGTTTATTCTGTGGACCTAATAGGAGATATTGCAAATACAATAAATGCAGATACACTATGGGCAAAAGCACAAGCCAAAGGAAGAGAAGTTGGCAAATATTATGAAGACAAAGAACGTAACTATAGTCTTATAGTTCCAGGAGTTACTAAAACAGCCAAAAGGAAAGAAGGAAGAGATCCAACAGATTCTGTTCAACCACCTGTTCAACAAGTTCATATTGTTAACGAATTAGGCGAAGCAACATTTGACGGTTCTACAAGACAAAATTTAATGGGATACTATATGCAACAAAAAATGGAGCCATCCTTTTTAGTTAAATTAGATATGGTAGTAAAGGGCGATCCTTGGTATTTAGGTTCACCTAAAACCGATCCTTTCGAATCAACTACTCCAACTTCCGAAAGCACAGATGAATCAAATGAGGAATATGTAGTGTTTGATAAACGTGATAATGTAATACTATTTGATATGCAATCACCTAGACTTTTTGATTATAATGTAGATGATGAAGATAAAAATATGGGATATTGGTCAGCAGACGGCACAGCATATTTCATATCTGGAATGTATATGCTTGTAAAAGCGGTAAGTAGTTTTAGCAACGGAGAATTCAAACAGGATCTCAGTATGGTTAAATTACCATCGTATCAAACCAGTAAGTTAGAAAAAAAATCTGAAGCAGTGGATATAAACAAAGAACAACAAAAAAAATACGGTAGTCAATAATGTCCAGACTTAATAAAGCAAGTAATAAAAATCCTAATATGAAGGAAAGGAATGAACGAGCCTACCTTAGTGGAATCTATGTTGCAGAAATTATTAACAATATCGATGTTAGCAGAACAGGTAGAGTGCAAGTGTTTATTGCGGCACTTACTATTGATAATTTAGGAAAGACAGGCTATCATGATGCAATTTGGACTTCACCGTTTGCAGGTAGCACTAACCCTAGAGCAGTAGGCAAAGAAATTGAAAATCCAGATCAATCCACATCATCTTACGGATGGTGGGGGCAAGTTCCTGATGTAGGCAATATGGTTCTTGTAGCATTTGGAGATGGCAATACAAAATACCCATTTGTTATAAGTTGTTTGTTTCCTGATATGTTTGCAAACATGGTTCCAGGAATACCCGCAGGAAAAAATTATCAAGACCCTACTAAACTTTTACCTACAGTAGAAAAGAATAAAAGAACAGCAGATATTAAACATGATGAAACCTTTAGGCCTATACAACATACTCTTGCAGAAGCCATTGTAAAACAAGGATTAATTAGTGATGCAACCAGAGGTGCTGGTGACAGTGGGTCTAGAAGAGAGTCACCAAGTGAAGTATTTGGTATTTTAACACCAGGTCCACGTAAAAGTGAAATTACAGGCAATGAAAAAGATTATGATGTTAGATTAGGCGGCCATCAATTTGTCATGGATGATAATTTGGATAGTAGACAAATAAGAATTAGAAGTGCAGAAGGTAATCAAGTATTACTAGACGACAATGAAGGAATCATTTACTTAATTAATAAAAGCGGTAGAGCATGGGTTGAAATGAATTCGCTAGGAGATATACATATCTTTGGAGAAGGCTCTATTAATATGAGAGCAAAAGAAAGTTTTAATTTAAGAGCAGATCATAATATTAACATAGAAGCAGGACAAAACATTAATATTAAAGCGGCCATGGACACACTAGGTCACGAATACAAAGGAATAGGTGCAGGCACAGGCGGTGACATTTGGTTAGACGCACAAGGCGAAATTAAAAATGTTGCTGGAGCAAGTATTCTAAGTAAGTCTGAAGCAGGAGATGTTTCCTCAGTTGCATCAGGTTCAGTAAAACTTGAAGCAGGCAATAAAGATGTAGAAATAAAAGCGGCTGGCGAAGTTAAGAGTGAAGCCGGCGGCCAATACAGTATTAAAGCAGGTAGCGGCGATGTTGCTATACAAGGTAGCCGTGTAGTTGAAAAAGGCGAACAAGTTTTAATGAATAGTGGAGGTCCTGATCCAAGACAACCAGGTCAAAATGAAGCAAGAAATATAGGGCAAATGACATCGCTTGATCACGAAGACTACACTAATAAACAACCAGAATACGATAAAGAAGGAGATGCTCTTTTACCAACATCCGGTAAACGTGACAAATTAAAAATAAAATCAATTGTGCCGAATTTAATTACAGCAGAACCTTATCACGGACATAGTCCTAGTGACCCTGAAAATGAAAATCAAGATAGTATTGTTCCAGATGAAACTATAGCAGATGCAATGGCAAGCAACTCTAATGGTGTTGTAGGACCAAAAGGAGAAACGCCAGCAGATAGTAATTCACCAGACGGCTTTTCTTCATCACCAGGATATGATGATAATGGAAACCCTATTTACAATCCAGCAGACCCTAAAGGCCCAACGTCTAATTTTTCACCAGCAGTAAATAAAAAGATTGAAGAAACTCAAGCACTAGGCACAGCAATAGCGGCCGTAGGCGCAGGAGTAAAACCTTTACAGGCACCTACTATGACTCCTGGCAATTATAAAATTATAGGCTCAGGAAGAAAAATAAGTGACCTAGAAGCCAAGACTAAAAAGATTGCTTTTACGGCAGACAAAGAACGTGTAGATTCTAGTAGTCCTCAAATGGGAGATCTAGTAAAAAGCATTGCACTTATACAAGCGGCAGAAAAAACAGGTGCTGATGTAAGACCTTTGTTAGCAAAGACAGGTGTTCACATTACTAGAAATGGTCCAAATAAAGTTTACACTAGTGATGATGGATTTATTGTAGACACAGGTGGTGGTGTAGGTGCAGTTGCTAACAATCTAATGACAGCAAGTGATATGATTAAAACTAGTAACGTTGTTGGTCAGTATGTTGGCAAAACTCAATTATCCGATAATCAAATGGCGTCTTTAGTATTAATGGCAGATCATATTGGCGTAGATAAGTTTGCTAATAGCAGAACATTACAATTAGTAAAAGCACATGAATATTCAAAAGTTCCAAACAGTATGTTAGACTTTAACAAAGGAACTGTAGGATATAGTAGACGTCCTAAGACTAGACAAGACTATATAGAACGTGGCCAAATGTATGGGGAGTTGTTTCAAACTCCGGATAGCATAGAATTACCTGTATTCCAAGATGGAAGTAGTTGGGGAGCAATGGCTAAAGCAATTAAGTTTAATCGTTTGGGGCAAGTTTAGATTCTGATATTAAAGTATGTATTCTTTTATATGCTTCGTATTTTGCTTTTTGTTCTTCCGCAACACTTTTCTGAAGCATCTTAATATTATCCTTTAATTGATGATTTTCTTTGTGTAAAGTGATTAACTCTCGCCTTAGTTCTTCTTCTAAAGTATTATTCAGTGTCGACCAGTCGCTCATCAGTATTATCCACTAATATATTTTGTAACAATTCTGTTACATTATTATTTAACAAAACACCGCTATGTCCTGCTTCTATATGGTGAGTTTGAGTATTTTTGAAACCTGGTGGTGTTTTACTTTGACTATCACAAGATATCATGCCATCATTTGCTTTGCCACCTATACCTGCAACTGGATTTGCTCCTCTGGTGCAAATAATATTAGTGTGTGGCCCAGCATATTTTTTTTCTTGCAACATTGCTAAAACTGTAGCACCAGGCATTGTGTTTTTAAATACATCTGCATTACGCCAAAAGTATCCAAATATTCTTGCTACTGGTGTTCCTTCCCATGGTGTTGCTATTGTAACTAAATGATTAACATGTTCTGGAAACACACTAGCATACCAAGAAGCAATTATTCCACCAAAACTATGACCAACTAAAGTAATAGGCTCATTGCCAAATTCTTTTTCAGCCTTGTTTTTAAATGCCATAACAAGATCAAAAGGATCTTCTGACATATCGTAATTTGGTGAATATGAATTGTGTTCTGGTAGTTTAACTTTGTAATAGTTGAAATTGTCCGAGTCAGCATTAGCACCATGTATGTAGATTACATTATGCATTGCTTATAAGCGACTCCATTTCTGAAAGTTCTCTAGGCTTTGAATTTTTATCATATCTAAAATTTCCAGCAAAATTTACACTATCAAATGTTACATATTTGTGACTCTTGACATCGTATATGCCATAAGTTTTAAATTTTGAACCTTTTGCTTCTTCAATTTTCCTGAATCGTTCCATACCAGCAACCTTATTGGCTTCTCTGGCTTTAAACCAAATCCTATCGAACTCTTTTTGAATGTTATACATTGTTTCCTCAATGTTGTGATTAAACAAATTAGTTACCATTTTTTGCTAAAAATAAAACAAATTCTGGTAGAAACAATCATTATAAGAAGTTTTAATGATTATGATAAATACTTGTATGGCAACAATATTCAAAGGATTTAATACAATCGACAACAATAAGGCGCCTTTTAATCTAACAGATGAAGAGTTAATTAAGAGAGATCTGTTAAACCACTTTTACACAAAGAGAGGTGAAAGATTTATGAGACCAAACTTTGGTAGCATTATACATGACCTTATTATGAATCCGTTGGATGGCATGACCGAAACAGACATAAGAGAAGATGTTGAAAATATAATAAATTCAGATAGCAGGGTAGCACTTGATGACCTTAGAATTTTAATAGAAGGCCAAACCGTTAGGTGTGAAGTAGATATAAAATTCAATGTGTTAGGATCAGCAGACACATTATATTTAGAATTTATAAGTGAGGAGTTAGAATAAGATGGCATTAATATCAAGACAAAATAATTTATTTGCCGCTGAAGATTGGAAAATAGCCTATAAGGCATTTAGCGAAGTAGATTTTCAAGCATATGATTTTGACACAATAAAAGCATCTCTCATAGAATACATACGAATAAATTTCCCGGAAACTTTTAATGACTACATAGAAAGTTCAGAATTTATTGCAATTATAGAAATGTTAGCATTCTTATCGCAATCACTTGCATTTAGGATGGATGTTAATACTAGAGAAAACTTTTTAGAAACAGCAGAAAGAAGAGACTCAGTATTTAAACTTGCAAGAATGTTAGGATACAATCCTAAAAGAAATATTCCTGCAAGTGGATTAATGAAAATAGATGCAGTATCAACTACTGAGCCAGTTCAAGATAGTTTAGGAAATGATCTTAACAATGTAAATGTTTTTTGGGACGATGCAAATAATCCAGAAGCATACGAACAGTTTATTACAATTTTAAATTCTGCAATGGCATCGTATAACAGATTTTCAGAGCCAGCAAAAGCAGGTAAGGTTGCAGGCATTCACTCAGAATTATATGAGATGAATACACCTATTACAAATGCTTCGGCATTTAAATTTAAATTAAACACATCAGGCATAACTAGAAATTTTGAAATTATAAATCCAGACTTTATTGATAATGATGTGTATTTTGAAAGGCATCCTAATCCTGTAAACAATTTTAATTTAATTTATCAGAACGACGGCTTAGGAGTTAGTAGTAATAAAACTGGATTCTTTATGATGTTTAAGCAGGGTGATTTAAATGTTGCGTCATTTGATTTTCAAGCACCAATAGAAAATAGAACAGTAGATATAGAAGTTGCAGGCATTAATGAAACAGATTGTTTCTTACAAGAAACTGATACTAGCGGTATAGTAATAAATGAATGGAAAAAAATTCCTAATACTGTTGGTCAAACATTATATTATAATAACTTAGCATTTGATGAAAGAAATCTTTATTCAATCGAAAATTTAGATAACGAAGGTATTACGTTAAGATTCCCAGACAGTAATTTTGGTAATATACCTTTTGGTAATTTTAATTTTTACTATAGAACCAGTGATGCAGAAACATACACAATTTATCCTGATGATGCTAGACTTCAAACAGTAAGCATTCCTTACGTTGCACAAACAGGAGAAAACCATACTTTAACAGTTACATTCTCATTGAGAGAATCAGTAGGTAATAGTGTAGGTCCAGAAGACTTAGATGCTATCAAAGAAAGAGCACCACAAACATATTACACTCAAAATAGAATGGTTTCAGCACAGGACTATAATGTATTTCCTTTTAGTCAAAGTGCAAACATTAAAAAGTTAAAAGCAATTAATAAAACACATGCAGGTCACAGTAGATATATTGATATCAACGATCCTACTGGAACATTCCAAAATGTAGAAACATTTGCAAATGACGGCGCATTATATTCAGAGGTAAAAAGTTTAGGCAAAACATTACAAATTAGCAATAGCATAACACCTTTAGAAGCAACAGTAGTTCAAATACCTGCAATGCTTAAAGAAGCAGAACTTATAAACTTTGGTTATGACAATTTTAGAAAGTCATGGAAAACTGAGAACGAAACAAAATGGGAACTTACAGGTGCTAACATAAGATGGCAAACATTGCCAGTAGTAATAGGCGATAGTTTGACAGGTTATTTCCTAGAAGATACAACAGGTGGAGTAGATGGCTTTACTACTGATAATGTTCTACTTAATAATCACAATAAATTAAAAATGTTTCAACCAAACAACTATCTTAAATTTGTAAATCCAAGCGATATATCAGAATACAAATGGGTAAGGATTGTTAGTGTTGATAACAATGGCGGACTATCAAGTGGTATTTCAACATCAGTTGGGTCTTTCAAATTAAGTGCAAAAGTTCAGCATGGTTGGAGAGCAGATGAATTTGTTTCAACTATCAGAAGAGCATTTACATCAACAGAAACTACTGCAATAAGTTCTCAATTAGAAAATAGAAAAACATTTGGTTTAGGTTATGATGCAGAATTAGATGAATGGTATGTAATCGAAAATAATAATTTAGACAAAACAAGTAATTGGTCAGCAACATATCATAGAGATAGTTCAGAGGCTGGTTTAGATGCTAGTTGGTTACTGTTATTTACATACAGTCCTGGCACAGCAGACTCTTACAGTTATTCAGTTACAATCAGAGGACAAAAATATATTATTCAAAGTAAAAAAGATCTTAAGTTTTATAATATAACAAATATAAAAGTTGCAGATTCTACAAATTCAGCAAGTAGAGATCAGATTGTTTTAACAAAGGTAAACTTCAAACCAGGCGGTAAAGAAACATTTACTTGGAGCCAACATCCAGATTATAAAGATGGAAAGGGCAATGTTTATGTAAGCAGTGAAACAGGACAATATTATGATCCTATAAATGGTAATCCGCAAATTTCATTAAGAACAAGAGACGTAAAATATCATGACGTAGAAATACAATGGAAAACTAATTTAGGAATATACAAGCAAGGCAATGATGATGCAACTACAGGTAATTTATTTGTAGATAGTCAATCTATATCTATTCAGACAGGACCTTATAGTATTACTGAATCAGGCATTTACACCACTAATTCAAATTATCAAAAAGCAACAATATCTAATAATACAGGTATTATTAACTTTTGGCCAAACAATGTAAATGTAAGTTTTAGTATTTCAACATTTAACAGTAACATTTATAACTCAGGAGGTAATGTTTTATACAGAGACCAAATGACAGACGGCAGTGAAAAGGTTTTTATAGCACAATCTAATGGAACAACATTAGATAAAGCAACAGGACTAGTGCAAGGTAGAATAAGAAACTTTGCAAATGCAACACAGATAGCGGCTGGTGAAGGAACATTGGCTGTAACAAATTGGGACGGAAATTTAAAACCAACTATTATGAGACATTCTTTTGTTACAGACAAAACTGGTTTTACATCTCAAGATAAATTTGATGTAATATACAAACAAGATAGAAGAAAATTAGAGGAAGATATTGTTTGGGAAATATCAGATGTTGTTAAATATGATGATGGTTATACTGACAATAGAAAAGTAATTGTAACTCCTGTGGATACAGATGGTGATAGAGTTCCAGATGAACCTTTACAGTTTGAAGAATTTGTCAGTGCAGATGATTTAATATTCTTCGAGTATTATCAGGATTTTGATGGTTATACATACGACAGGCCATTAACAGGCAAAATACAAGACTTTAGAAAAGAAACAGTATTAAAAATAGATTTACAATCACCAGGAACAGTTGGGCCTACAAGTTTTGCAAATCCAGTTACCCTTAATGAACAAAAAGTTATTATACTAAAAGATTCAACGTATGTCAACAGTTTTAATAATGCTAATGGAAACTATAAAGGTTTAGTATTATATGACGTTGCTAATGAAAAGATTTACGAATTAATTGCAAGTAGCACGAGTGTTAATACACAATTAATTACAGCAGTAGAAACAAAAGACTACTTTGTTAGAAATGGTAGAGCATCAGGACAAAATACAGCACTTCAAAGTGATGATGAAGTTGTATTGAAATGGAAACATGTTGCTCCTAAAGATGTTAGAATAGATCCTAGTATCAGCAACATTGTTGAAATGTTAGTTCTTACAGAAGGCTACCATACAGAAATACAAAAATATAAAAATGTTAGAGGAACATCATATCCTTTACCACCGACTAGTTCAGAACTAGCCACAGAATTTAAAAAGTTAGACGAGTTTAAAAATGCCAGTGATGCAATAGTTTACAAAAGTGCAGAATTTAAAATGTTATTCGGAACTGATGCTGACACAACAAACCAAGCAAAGTTTAGAGTTGTAAAACTTCCAGGAACAACAATGAGTGATAACGAAATTAAATCTAAAATCATTAGTGCATTTGATTTATACTTTGATGTAACTAATTGGGATTATGGAGAAACATTCTATTTTACAGAACTTGCAAGTTTTGTTCACCAAAGATTAGGTAGCAACATTGGTAGTATTGTTATACTTCCAAAAAATACAGCAGGTTCATTTGGAGATTTGTTCCAAGTAAAAGCAGAACCATATCAATTGTTTTTAAGCACAGCAACAGTTAATGATATAGAAATAGTAGATAAAATAAATCAACAGGTATTAAGAGCGGACAGATAATAAATGGCCAAAATAATTAACACTTTACCAACGATTCTGCAGACACCTGCACTTAAGAATTTCTTTGAGGGCACGGTTGAGCAATTATTTAGTAAAGCAAATACAATACCTTTAACAGGTTATATTGGTAGCCAGCAAGGCGAAGAGTTTGGACTTGTAGGTTCTTTTATATCAGAATACAATGCAGATAGACAACAGTATGCATTAAGTCCAGTAGTCAACACATTAGATGTCGTTAGTGGTGATAGTGATAGTGTAATTTTTTATGATGAATTTGTAGACACACTTAGAAACTATGGTGCTCCTACAAGAGATCATAACAAAATATTTGAAAGCGATTTTCAAACATTTTTACCTCCAATAAACATAAACAAGTTTTTAAACTACCAAGAATACTTTTGGAGTCTAATAGGGCCAACACCAATTGAAATTGCTCCTACAGGTAGAGCAACATCTATTGCAATAGATAAAGATATTATAGGTAAGAAAACATATACTCCTTCAGGTGGTAAAGCATTTAGAAGCGGAATGATTGTTAAGTTTACAGGTTCAAATGTTGTGCCTGGAGATAATGTTGAACTTAATAAAAAATATGTAGTTCAAGGTGTAGGAACATCTATAACACTAAGTGATTATGAATTAAGCACATCAACAACGTATGGTGGTTCTAATTTAGAAAAGAAAGATTATATAGTTATAGAGCATGGAACAACAACAGGAACAGCATGGAGCAGAGTAAACCATTGGTTTAGTGAAGATAACTTTTTAGATGCGGGAGACACATTACCTGCTAAAAAATACAGAGCAAAAAGACCAATTTTAGAATTTAGTAAAGATTTAGAACTTTACAACCATAGTGGAACATACAAAGGTAAAGTTACTGTATCAAGTGTAAACTTTAATAAAAGTGCTATTATAGGCCAAAGTAATGTAACAGTTGATACTAGATTACTTGTAAACGGAGATACTATTGTATTTCCAAACGAATCAAATACAAACAAAAATAAAATTTATACAGTAGCAGGAGTAGGCAGTTCGATATCACTTACTGCTACTACAACACTTTTAGAAAATGATGTTTACAACATTGATCAAGGATTTAATCAATTAGGTAAAGAACTAATATTTAAAAATAATGATTTAGAAGAAGTTCAACAAAAGTTAAGACTTAATCAAGATCCTCTTTTTAATCTATATGACGATAATAAAATTTCATTAGACGATACAGGTTCGTATCCTCAAGCAAGTTTTAAAGGCGGAAAAATATTTGGTTACAAGCAAGGCACAGGAGCAACCGATACAGAGTTAGGGTTTCCTTTAGCATATAGCAATTATAAAACAGTAAGTGAGATAACATTTACTGATTACTTAAAAAATAGTCAATACACTTTTACAGCATTTGGTAGTTCAACAGCAACAATAATTAAAGGCGATTACTATTTTAAATCCGGAGATTTATATCACACAAATTTTAAAAGTGTCGCAACAAAGTCTAGACAAAAAGTTAAAACAAAATATGTAATCAGCATTACAGATGTTGACGACCAAAGAACTATTTTCGATGTAGGATGTATTCCTGTAGTAAAATCAATTGCTCCTAGCGGTTACGACATAATTGTTAGAGTAAACAATGTTATACAAACAGCATATACTTATGAGAATAGAAGCATAAAGTTTTCAACATTTAGTTTAAAGAAAGGTGACATACTAGAAATTGAAGCAGATACAACTGATGGCATAACTTTTATAAATGATAGCAGATATGAGATTCCTTTAAGTTGGAAATCTAATCCTGCAAATGAATCTTTTACAGATATTGCAGAACCAGAATATATACCTCACTTTAAAAACCTATTAGAGATGCAAGACGGATTTAGCGGTTCTGCTTTTAGTAAAAATAATTTTGATGATATAGAACAAGATATTTCAAAAGCAGACTTAATTGTTAGAACAAATGATGATCTAACACACGGTGCATTTTTATTAGATGACCAACCACATAATTTAGTTGACTCATTAAGATTTGTAGGTAGAGAATACACAAAGTATAAGAAACGTTTAATTAAAGAGATTGACAAATACAATAATAACTTTGATCTAAATAAAGCAGGACTAACAATTGAATCTGCATTAGAAACTGTTTTAAGAAACTTAAAATCATTTAGTGTAGGTAAAGAGGTATTTGGTAGCACTTATATTTTACCATTTGGTGACAACCTTACAAAAGAAATAGTAATAATAAATGATACATCTACAGCAGAATATACACTTTCAAAGTATGTTGATCTTAATACACTTGAAAATAGTTTGCTTGTTTATCATGTTAGAGGTAACACAATTAACAAATTATTACTTGTTGATGAAGATTTTACAATTGATAATAGTAATCCAATTAAAATCACATTGTCTTCTAGCATACTTTCAACTTTACTATTAGATGACAACTTAGTATTTAAGTTTTATGATAAAGATAGAGATAGTGCTGAATGTCCTCCAACACTAAGCACCATGGGATTATATCCATTATTCCATCCTAAGATAGAAACAGACACTAGTTTCCAAACTAGTATTCAATTATTAGTAGGACATGACGGAAGTAAAACTCCATTGCTAGGAGATAAAAGAGATGATGTATTATTAGAATTTGAAACAAGAATTTATAATTCTGCATTAAAAAGTTTAAGAGATGCAGATCAGCATTCAAAACTAAGTGTTCATGATGTAAGACCTGGAGCATTTAGAGATAGTATTAAAGTTGTTGAATACAATGATATGTTGCGTAATAGTTTTACAAATTGGACAGGTTCTAATAAAGCAGATCCTGTAACAAATGAATTTTTCGATGAAACAGACAAATGGACATGGAATTACAAAGCATCAGCAGACATTCCAGGTCACTGGAGAGGCTGGCATGAATATTATTATGATACAGTAAGACCTCATACACACCCTTGGGAAATGCTAGGATTTTTTGATAAGCCAAGTTGGTGGGATACTCAATATGGAACAACTTATGGATTGACAAATAAGTCAATGTGGAAAGATTTAGAAGATGGA